CTCTCGGCCGGCGCTGCAGCTGCGGGCGGCGCTGCCGCCGCACCGCCTGCCGCCGGTGCGGCGTCCTGGGCCTGTGCGAGCGCCTCACGCTCAGCATCAGTGATCTCGAACTCGTTTGCGGCCAGGGCCGTGCTTTCGTCAGGCTGCGACATTCGCGGTTTCCTCGGGTGGATGTTCGGTGCTCAGCAGCCTGTCGGCGGCCGGAGCGAGGGGGAGCAGGAGCTCGATGAGCTCGGCTACGTTCAGGGCATCGCCCTTGGTCTTGATCTGCAGTGCCTTGGCCTTGGCCATGATCTCTTCGCGCTTCGCTTCGTCGAGGCCAACCTTCGCCATGCGCTCACGCAGGGCCACGTCGCGGTCTTGCTGTTCGGCGTCTCGCCTCGCGATGGCCTCTGGGCTGTTCGGGTCGCTGTCGTCGTCGGACTGGCCAGTGATCTGCCGGATCCGCTTCACGACCTCGTCCTTGCCAGGCATGTCGATCATGTCGAAGGCGATATCAAGCAGCTGAACCGACATATCCGGCGGCAGCTTGCCCAGCATCTCGAAGAACTGCTCGGCGAAGGCCTGGCGCATGGTCTCGCGGAAGTCCTGCTGGTCGACGACGAAGTCGGCCTGGTTGCGGCTGATGTCGTTGTCCACCACCCACACGTTGTTCAGGGTGTCCAAGCGGATCTGGTTGATGACGCGCCAGTCCACCCCCTTCTTCTCGCCGACGATGCGGAACTGCCGCTCCTCGGTCATGAACTGCTCGGTCAGCGAGAGCTGCTTCTCTCCGCTTAGCTGGATGCCCAGGCGGTAGTTGTCGAACAGCTCGGCCGTCGATACCGCGCCCTCCTGCTGCTTGGCCAGGATGGCGCGTCCGCTGGCGGCGTTGGTCTCGCGCCCCAGCATCTCGCGGTTCACGCCCGTCCCGTCATGGATGTGGGCCGCATCGATCTCCAGGAGCTGAATCTGCGCCTCGGCAACGTCGAGGTTGCGTTCCACCTTGATCCGCGCCAAGCCGCCGTTCTTTAGCGGGATGACGCCATTGGGCTTGGCGATCTCCCGCTTGATCTCTTCGAGCCGGTCCTCGTCGATAGCACCTTCTTCAAAGAACAGCTGGTTGGTGCTCAGCGCCCAGAGCAGCTTGCTCATGCGCTTGTTCAGGTCCTCCTGCGAGTCACGAACACCGCGCACCAGGCCGTACTCCATGCCGTCGCGGTTGCGGCGATAGCACCAATACGGGGTGTACGGGAAGCCGTTGTGAGCGAATGGGCTGCGCTTCAGCGACAGCAAGCCCTCTTCGGTGAACACCGCACACCACATTTCCTCGGCCACTGCGTCGGTGAGGGTGTAGATCGGGCTGGCGCTGGCCGCCATCTCCTGCTGTGCTGCCGCATGGGCGGCGTTGCGCGGGTCGAAGCGCTCGCCTTTGAAGTCACCGCCCCAGATGCGCTTGTGGGCTACCGGCTTCCGGAACCAGCATTCCAGCAGCCGCACCCGCATCCGGCAGCGGCTGTCCAGGGAAACCCGCCCTGTGATCCGGCGGCCGGTCAGTTCGTGGCCGCGGCTGTCGTAGCGGCGGAACACCTGTGGCAGGTCCGCCTCTTCTTCCCAGGTACCGTCGTCACCGTCGAAGTGATCGCGCGCCGCGCGGTTCACGATCTCGATGCGGTCGGGGAACATCGCCTCCGAATAGTCGAGGTCGGCGAACTTCTCCCGGATCAGGAATCGGCAGTCCGACAGATCGAGCTCGCGCGAGACGGGATCGCGGCGCATCTGGGGCCACGGCACGTGCTTGACCATGACCGGCTCGCCCGCCTGGTTGGTCCGGATGTTCTCCTCCGTCCAGCCACAGCCGGCAATGGCCGCATCCTTGAACGCCTGCGACCTTGCCCACGGCACCCTGTTGGTGTCGCTCAGGTACTTCAGCAGTTCGCCCTTCACCGTCGCGAGCTCGACATCGTCCTGCGCGCGAGGGTGGACAACGCCGTCGATCCGGGTCCGGCGCTCGGTGCCGATGACCCAGTCCAGAGCCATCTTGATCTTGTTATAGGTCAGCGGCGCCTGGTGGCGCGCGGCCAGGACCGCCCGGTCGGCATCCGACCACTGGATGTGGTCGTAGAAATCGTAGTCGAGCCTCTGCTCGAGGCGGTTGTCGAAATGCGCATCGAGGGCCGAGTAGTAGTAGTCGAGGACCTTGGCGTGGATCCTGTGCGCCTCGGGGCTGTCCAGCGGATGGATGGGAGCCTCCGGCGCGGCGCTGATGGCTAGTTCCGCGCCGCCTGGCAGGTGCCCGCGGTCGCCCCGTAGGTTCTCGATCGTGTGCATCAGTTCACCGCCTGTCCGTTGATCTTCACCGTGAGCCCCATGGCCCCCATCTCCCGCAGCCATTCTTCGCGGGTCTTCTCCGCCGGCGGCCGGAGGTTCTTCACGTCGTCGCAGAACTCCAGGATCGCGTCGTGGATTCGGTGCCGGTAGGGCGCCGCGTCGATGCCATACAGCGCAACCGAGGCATTCGCCAGGCGACTGGTCATGTCCTCGATGCGGTGCATACCGCCGCGGTCGCGGTCCTCCGGCCGGAATACCCAGAAGTCGCGGAACGGCACCAGGTATGCGGGGCATCCAGTCGCGGCCTTGCCGGTGATCGCGTCGCTGGATTCGACACGGCGGTTCTCGTTGCGGATGTACAGCGCCGCATCGTCATCGCCATCGCGGCTGATGTGGGTCAGGTAGAGCGTCAGGTCGCCCTTCTTCCCGCACCAGACGAAGCCCTCGGGCGCGAGCTGCAGGCTCATGCGCGGGCTCCGAGGAGCTGCAGGGCGGCATCCAGCTCCTCACGCAGCGCCGCGGCTGCCTCTTCCGGGGTCAGCACGTGGTCGGCGACGACGGTGTCATGCTTCTCGCCGCCGGCAATGTAGCGGGCATAGGCCCGGGCCTGCTGGACGTGCAGGACGAGCTGCTCCAGCTGCATCAGTTCAGCTCCCGCGCCAGCTCGCCATGGATCCGCTGGGTGATCAGCGGGTGGCTGATGCGGACCTCCTGCGCGATGCGCTCCCGCACAGTGCGGGCCGCCATCTCCGTGAACTCGTGGCAGCCGCGATAGTCGACCATGGCATTGCCCTCCCTGTCCTGGAGCATGAAGACCAGGCTGACCAGCTGGCCTTCCTCGGCAGCCGCCAGCAGCATGGCCAGGAGCTCCTCGAGCTCCGCCTTTGTGGGGTGATTTCGTTCACGTTCTGAGACGCTCATGCGGTTCTCCAGTTGTCTTCGGACAGCGCGCGGCTCTCGCCGACGCGGCGGCCGCTGCTGCTGACGTATCCCTGGGCGGCCGTGCGGAACGCATCGGCCGGATTCGATGCCCAGTTGTGATATGGCATGTCCGAGAAGGTCTCGGTCTTTTCGTTCCACTGCTTGCTGTAGCGCCTGAGCGCTTCAAGTCCACCGCGGCCCTGCCCGGCCTTCGGCGGTCCGCAGCGCGTCTTGTCGAAGCGGCAGCGCGGCAGCATGTTGCGGACCATGTCGATGCCTTCGGTGACGTCTTCGATCCGCGGCACAACGATGATCGGCTTCACGCCCAGCTTGCTGGCGACCTGCACTCGGTTCTCGGAAGCCGACCAGTCTTCATTCGCGCCGTCATGGGGCCAGTGGTGCTTGCCGTACAGGTAGCCCCGCTCCTTCAGCACCTTCGCGTAGTGCGTGACGCCAAAGCCCGAGGCCTCGTAGAAGTCCACGAAGTCGAGCCAGGGCCCGTTCTCCTGCATGAACCAGATGGCCGTGGTGTCCGAACGGCCGATGTCCCAGAACGTGTGGATCGGCACGGCCGGGTTGATCGGCAGGTCCGTGATCCGGCCTTCGTTCGAGGCCGCGGCCATCTCCTTGCCGTAGTAGGCACCCTCGGTCGACGCCTCGAAGGCCTCGGCCGGTGTGGACGGGTGCTCGCGCTTCATCTTGTCGCGCTGGTCGCCCGCCTTCTTGACGTACCAGGCCTTCTGCCGCGCAGAGAGCTTGTACTCCATCTCCGCCTCGACCTTGGCGAAGTACGTCTCGTCATCCGGGCCGATCGGGACGCCTTCCGGATCGAGCTCGTTGATCGGGTCGCGGAACCACGGATAGAAGTGGAACCGGTAGTCCATCGAGGTCAGCACGCCGGTACCGGCCTTCACCTGCCGGGCCAGCTCCATGGCTGTCTGGCACCGCTCGTAGAAGTCGCCGGCCGCGCCGTACGCCGTAGATTCGATCACAACGATGTTGCCCGGCGCGATGGCGTTCAGCGCGCCGGAGGCGACTTCCTGCGCCCGCTCCGGGTACATGGCGCACATGGGGCCATACTCGGAGATATGCAGGAACGTCAGCGTGCCGCCGCGGTGCGAGACGCTGACCTCGATCGAGGATCCGTTCGCGAGCTCGAGCACGCCGTCGCGCATGTCGCGCCGTACCGCCGGTCGGATGGCTTTCAACCAGTCCGGCAAGTTGTCATAGGCGTACAGCACCTTCTTGCGGAAGAACTTGGCCGCGTCGCCGGCGGTGTGCGCCACGATGCCCGCCTGGGTGTTCTTCTTGAACAGCGCCATGTCCAGTGCGCGGATGCACGCCCAGGTGGTAATGCCGTGTTGGCGCGACTTCAGCGCCAGGTTGAGGGTGTGCAGGTTGTCGTCGAGGTCGGCCTGCACCTCGTTCGGCTTGAACAGCACCTTCCGACCGTACTTGTCGGTGATGTAGTACAGGTTGTTCAGCCGCCACCATCGGTCCGACAGCTTGTCCAGGAGCCGGCTGGCCTCCTGGTCGCTCAGCTGTGACACCGATCAGCCTCCCCTGGATGACGCCGGGCCGGTCCCGGTATCGGATCCGTCCGTGAGTTCCAGCAGTTCCTCCAGCTGCTGCTGCAGCTTGATCGGCCCGCCGCCTGGCCCGCTGTGCTCCACCTTCTTCGAGAACATCCCGAAGTGCTGGCCGAGCGTCTTCACCGCGTCCAGCCGGCTGACGAACTTGATCTTCTTCGTGAGCCCTACGAACTGTCGGTCCTCGCCGCGGCCCTCGAACTCTTCGAAGACCTCGACGCCCTGCAGGAGGCTCGCTTCCTCGGCGGTCAGATCGCTCATCGGCTTCAGGTTGCCGTTGGTGTCGAACAGCGCGCGGATGTCTCCCAGCGCCATGTAGGCCAGGCGCTCCAGCACCGCTTCCTGGTCGACGCGCTTTGCCGCGACCAGTTCCTCGCGGCGTCGCTGCAGGTAGGCCTGCACCTTGGGGTTGGCCAGGAGCCTGGCGGCCGCCGCATGGGCCGCGGCGCCCTTGGCCTTATAGCCGGCGCGCACGTACGCCGCGCTGGCGTTGAAATCAATCAGGTATTCGTCGGCGAACCGGCGCTGCTGGTCAAGCAGCCCGGTTTCAGGGTCGATCTTCGACATCTGCTACGGGCGGGCCTACGGCCAGCCGGCCTCCAACGTTGATAGGCGCTGCTCCACCGCTGCCAACCGATGTGCGAATCCGCGCGCAATAAACGCCAGCAGCTCATCTTGCCGGAACGAATAGCGGTCGCCAGCGGCACGGCGTTGCTGTATCACCTCGGAACCAGCTTCGATGCGCTCTTGCACCACGTTCCCGAAGTCATCCACAACCTCGGGAACCGCTTCCCATACCGCATGAACTTCCGGAAGCTCCGGCCAGTTGTCGTAGCAAACAAACCCGTATCGCATCGGATCAACACCGTGCGCCAGCATTATCTCGATTGCCCGCTGCACGGTCATCCCAATATGCAGCCTTGCGCCGCTCTCGCCCTTCTCGGCGATCATGGCAAGCCACTGATATACGCCGATCTCATTGCCAAGGTCGACGGCTGCAGCAATTTCCAATTCCGTCATCTGGCGAACGGGCGTCTTCTCCCTAGCGTCTGAAGTGTTGATCGCACCCGTTACGGCATAGAAGGTATTCCAGCGCGTCGAGCTTGTTCCAACACTCGAATATGAATCAGAGCTTGGGACGATCACGCTACTGCTCACGAACCCACTACTCAGATTGCGCAAGAAGCCGTCGCTTGTAATCGCAATTCTGTTCTGCGTACCCTTTCGAAAATAGAGGTCTGCCGAGTCCGCACGGATTCGCCAATCACCTGTTCCAATAAGAACACCTGACGCACTGGTGAATTTGTTGTCGCCGGAGAAGGTCTTGCTTCCGCTAATCGCCTGGTCGCCCGCCAGAGTCACGACATCCCCCGGACCAATCCCTGACGATGCCCACGAACTGATGTTTGCCGGTACTGAATACAGGTTTGTGCCCCAGATCGCTCCAACTGTGGCACCAGCCGCTATACCAGCGAGTTTCGTGTTCTCCGCGTTCGTATATCCACGATACCCAGCCGCGTAGCTGAGAACGATGGTTCCCGAAGTGGTGACTGGACTGTCGCTCACCGCTAGGCCCGTGGGTACAGACAGCCCAACGGACTTGACCGTGCCACCTGCGCCAGGCAACGTGTCGCCGGCGGGGAGCTCCTTCTGGCGCCCGCTGACGAGTACGAGTGGCCGCCTTTCCGCCATTGGCTTAGGCGACCGTGATCGGCTCGGACTTCTCGAAGTCCAGCTCGGTGGCCGATACCGCGTCGCCTACCCACTGCACGACGTTGCCGGTGCCCGTCGGGGCAGCATCGGTGATTGCGCCGGGCGTCGCGGCACTCAGATACTGGCGGGCGCCAGGGGTCAAGCCAGTCAGGCCAGTGATGCGGCCCTCAAAATACACCGCCGCCTCGGCGTTGGAGGAAAAAGCCGCCTTGACGAATCCGTGGGCCTCCTTGCCCTCGGCAGTGGCATCCGCCTTCCGCGCCTTCACGACGCCGGCGTCCGACCAGATGTTCACCACGTCACCCGCGGCCAGCGCCTCGCTTGCCGGCATGTTCTTCACGTCGGCGCCGATGCCAGTGGGCATCACGGACGGGTCGAGGGTGCCGTCGGGCAGCGTCTTGAGGGTCTTGTCCGGGCCGCTGGTGGCTGCGTTGAGCAAGGTATCGTCCAGCACACCATCGGCATTGGTTGCGACGATCTTCTCCGCGTCGGCTGCGCCGGCACTGGTCAGGATGGCAGCGACCATCTTAGTGCGGCCGAGGATGTTGGCGAGAAAGCGGGGGGCGGCCATAGGGCTCAGTCCTCGAAGTAGATGGGGGTTTCGATGCGGACCTGCATGCTGGTCGCCGAGGTGGCGAAGCCCAGTACCAGGAGGAATGCCGCGGAGTCGACGGCGGGAGGCACCTGCGTCATGGCGCCGTGGGCGCCGAGGAAGATGGGCTCCTGCGGCTGCCACGCCCAGGACGGCTCAACGATCTCGCCCGAGCCCTGGATCTGCACCTCGTCGCCGGCGACGGCAGCGCCCAAGGTGATGCCGAGTACGTCGTCGCCATGCTCGGCCACCTGCGCGTCGGCGTAGCCGGCGGCACCCTGCCCTGTGCTGCGCACGACGCGGTGGCCGCCCAGCGCACCATCAGCCTGGCGAACGAACACATCTCCGCCGGCTGGCCCGGGCGGACCCACCGGACCTTCCGGCCCCTGTGCGCCCTTACCGACCACAGCGACCGCACGCGTGTCTGCGCGCACTGCTGCAACCGGCGCTGGCCGGTCGACGATCACCGCGGCCGTGTCCTTGACGGCGACGCCGGCGGTGGCCCGGCGCGACACAACCACGACGCGCGGCGCCTGCGCCTTGGAGACGATGACCGGCATTACCTGGTCACCTCGCCGCGCACGCTCAGCGAGCCCTCGACCAGCGGGATGACGTACTCCTGATCGGCGCCGACCGGCCGGTACAGCTCGACGCTGTAGGCCAGCTTCACCTTCCGCTCGTTGCTCGGGTTGAGCATTTCCGTGTCGACGGCGGACACCAGCAGCACGACGCGACCATCGCCCGGGTCGGGAATCGAGAGCCGGCCGTTGCCGGTCGTCAGCTCCATCACCAGGGTCTCGGCATCGGTCAGCCCGAACCGACCGTCCAGCGTGCGGACCTGCATGCGCGCCTCGTAGCCGGCCAGGTCGAACGGCTGTCCGTCCTCGTCCTGGTACTCGAAGTCGTCCTCCCAGGTGGCGCCGCGCACCACCTGCAGGTTGAAGCTGGCCGGGGTCCTGGCCACGGGATCAGATGGACAGGAGCTCGGTGATGGCCTTCACCCGCCGGGTAACCGCCCTCACCTGTTCCGTGCGCTCGCGCAGCTCGGTGACCAGCGGGGAGCAGCCGCCAGTCATGGCCTGGCCATCTTCCCGTCCCGTCGGCGGGGCGGGCATCAGCACCGGGTCCAGCCTGCCATGGAGCGTGGCCACGGCATCGTTCAGCTCGAAATTGGCGTTGTTCAGTTCCGCCATCGAATCCTCCACCGGCGAGGGCGCCTTGGGAATGGCGACGCTGACGCCCAGGGAGGAGGCACCGCTGCAATGGTTCGACATAGCTATCTCCATACGCGCCGCTCGGCGCTCAAAGGTGAATGACTTTTCGCTTTTCGAGGCGGCGTAGGCACTGCTCGCAGGCCTGTCGCCGCGTGTCGCACTGGCGCAGGCCGGTGGCCAGCTGGCGCACGACATCCCCACCGATCTCGTCCCAGGTATCGGCCGCGGCCGGGTCGCCCGACACGCGGACGCCGGTGTCATCGTTGGCACCCACGCAGGGCCGGAAGCACATGGCGTCGCACTGCGCCGCCACCGGTACCGGCGCGCGCGGGCTGCAGCTTCCCCAGCCGGCAAGCAGCAGCACCGCCAGCGCGAGCATCCCGACGCGCACGATCAGCTCCGCGCCGGCCAGTGCCAGCGGCCAGGCTCCATGCGGCCAGGCGCCGCCTGGGCACGCGTCGTGGCCCAGTACACGTCGTTGCCGTCCAGGAACACCTGCAGATTGACCTGCTCGTTCGGCAGCACCTTCACCACCATGGCCGGCAGGATGTCGCCGGCGCACGCCTTGTTCCCGATGTGCGCCTGCGCACCGCACGGCCACTTGTCCTCGAGAATCCTGTCCTGGATCGATGCGCCGTCGGTACGGCGGCCGTTGATCTTCAGCGCATCCTGCTCGCTCAGCACGTAGTAGACGATGCGCCCGAGCGCCGCTGCTGGCCGCTGCGAGTCGACGAGCAGCACGCCGGTCACGCCTGGCGGGATGGGAATGATCGAGTCCGGTCGCTCGACGCTGGCTGCCGCCTCGCTACGCCTCGCCTGCTCGGCATGGTCGTAGCTCGGTGCGGCGGCCTGCGGGTCGCCAGCGACCAGGCCGAAGTCTGGCCGCGGCGTGATGGCCCCGCTGCCCGCGAGGAGCCTGAACTGGCTATCTTCAACCTCTTCAGTCCAGTGCTTCGGCCGCTCCGGCCGCGGCGTGCCGGCCAGGTCCGCGGCGGCGTCGGCATCGGTCAGAGCCGGCATGGACAGCGCATCACGCACCATCTGGTCGCGCAGCCGGAAGCCCAGCGGGTTCCACAGCTTCGCGATGGCGTCATCGCGCGCGTACTTCCTGCCCATCCCGGCATGGAAGTTGGCCGGATCGACCGGGCCATGGTTGATGCCGACCTCCTTGTGGCCGTTGTGCAGGACGACGACGCAGAACGTGACCTGCGAAAGCGAGTCCGGAACTTCCGTGTGCTTGATTTCTCCGGCCAGGTCACGGTCTGCATAGAAGTCGGAATCGAACGGCGCCGTCGCGACACCATGCGCGGCCGTGAAGTAGTGCTCGCTGGCGATATCGGCCTCGATGTCGGCCAGCGTCAGCTTCGAAGGGCCGGTCACGACAGCACCGCCCTGATTGCCAGAGCGAATGCGGCCGCGCTGAGCGCGACGAACATGAGTGCCTTCGCCAACGTGGCAAAGGTATGGGCCTTGGTCTGCTGAACCTGCACCTCCGCATGCTGGATCTGCACTTCCGCGAAGCGAATTTCTTGGTCGTGATTCATGGATTCTCCGATTGCGGCCCGAGGCCGGCATTGATTGCGTCGACCCGGGCCTGCCCGGGGGCGCAGTTCGCCGCGAGCGGCTGCGCGGCCGCGGCCTTCTGGTACACGACACGCGTGCGCTCGCCGCGCTGCGCGATGGCGTCCAGCCGCTCGAGCAACTGGCCGCTGTCCTTCTGTGCGTCCTTGGCGATGCCAGCAGCTTTCGCCAGTGCGTCGGCGTACGCCTGCGCGCGTGCCTGCGCCGCGGCCTCCCGCTTGTCGCCGTACTGGCGGACGTTGAGCCACACGGACATGGCGAGCAGCAGCACCAGCAGCAGGACCCACTTCCATGCGCTGAGCCAGGCGGTGACGCGGGAGACCTTCGTCATGGGTCGAACCTCAGCAGGCCGGCCAGCTTCATCGCCAGGCCCGTCAGTGCGGACGAGATGGCGCCAACGACGACCAGGGCCCGCCAGCCCCCTTTCGCCGCCATCACCGCGTCGTGGATGTCCTGCACCCTCTCCTCGGTCTTCTTCTGGCTTTCGGCCAGCGCCATGACGGTGGCCTCAAGGCGGCCCAGGTCGCGATGGATGGTCGGATCGTTCACTTGGCACTCTCGGCCAGCCTTGCGGCGTCGTTGTACCTGCCGCACAGGCCAGCCTCGTTGATGGTTCCGCGCCAGATGCGGCACATGGCCCGGTACTGGGCGGCCATGCACCGGACGTCGCCACGCGGCACGCACACGTCGCGCAACGTGACCATCTCGGACCGACGCGAGCCGACCATGCTGGCGCCTCGGTTGTAGACGGTGGCGGTGAGCGTGCCCTGGGCATCCTCGGGGAGCAGCTCCCAGCCATCGGCGAAAGTACGACGGGCGAGACGGTGGTACGCCGGCAGCGTCACATCGCGGAAGATGCGCGCGCAGTAGTCGTAGGGCGTGACGATGTCGCGATAGCGCGGAAGCACATCCCGCGCCTTGGTTCCGGTGATTCCGGCCGTGGTGGCGAGCCTGGCTACGGCGCGATGCCCAGCCCAGTCCCGCCGGATGACAGGTGCGCTCTGGTGCCCGCCGTCGTAGCCGACGCACCAGGTAACGCCGGAAGCGCCGCCCGGCCAGATGGGCGAACGCAGGCGGCGCTCGTAGTACGCCGGGCTGGTGATCTCCCACCGGATGATGTGCGCCACGGCAGCATCGGACACCCGGTCCTCCGACCGGTCGACGACCGGTGCCAGCGGCACGACGGCCTGCACGGCACCACGCACCTCGGCCACGGCCTCCTGCAGCGTGGCCTGTGCGGCGACCGGCGCCGGGCCGGCGCAGCAGGTCAGCGCGAGAAGAAGTGCAGCAGCAGTGCGGCGCATGCCAGGAACACCAGCGCGTCGATGACGAACACCAGCAGCGGGCCGCCACGGCCCGCCATCAGCCCTTGCCAGAACGCCAGCTTCTGCTCGTCCGTCAGGCGATGTCGGAAGCGCCGGCGCGCCAGCCAGGCCAGGCCGAGCGCGGCGATGGCCTTGGCCGTCAGCACCGGCACCTCGGTCAGTGCCGCGATGATGTCGACGGTGGCCGACGGGTCGAGCGCGCCCAGGAACAGCCAGGCACCTACTGCCAGCAGCGATACCAGCGGCAGCCACACGACGGGCTCCTGCCACCTGCGAATCCACGACCAGATGCGGTCCATAAGAGGTACCTCTAGGAGCCGGCACACCCACCAACCCGCCAGGGCCGGCAGGCCCTGTGCTCGCGTGCGGAAACCAGCGGCGACGCCTCACGACGAGCCCGCAGGCAGGAGCCTGCAGCTGGTGCTGGTGGTTGTGATGACCGGCGAAGTGGTTGCGGGGGCGCGATTCGAACGCGCGACCTGCGGCTTATGAGGCCGCCGAGCTGCCGCTGCTCTACCCCGCAGAAACGGCGAAGCCGCCGATCAACCGGGAGAAGTTCGGGACCCGGTCAATCAGCGGCTTCGTGCTTTCGGGCCGGCTACCTACACCTGCGCCCACGGTAGCGATACTGCATGCCTCTCGGTTCCCGATGCAAACCGGCTTCCTCATGAGGAAGAAATCTTCCTCATGAGGAACAACTGAGGAAACAATGTAACAAAACGTCCCGCCCTGTCGCAGAAGCTGAGACCCCCTAACAAACCTTAACGCCCCCGGCTACGATCTGCGTTCATTCACGGAGGATGAGCATGCTCTGGATATGTGCCCTCGCCGCCACCAGCTGGGAGGCGACATCAGCTATTGGAACCGCAGCGGCCGCTATCGTTGCACTACTCGTTTGGATATCTGGTTTGATATCCGCCTACCGAAGACGCCGGGCAAACGCGCGTCTCCTTGCCCAGCTGCTACTTCCGGAGTTCGAGAAGATCGCGGCAGGCCTCAATTCTCGCGAAGCGAGGTTCTGGAAATTTCTGCATCCAAACACAAATGAGCAGCGCAAAGCGGCTATCGAATCAACATGCGACACGATGGCGAAGGATCGCCCCAGAGCCAGAAGCTTCGCGAAGGACATACTTGCGGAAATTCGTGCAGATCGTACTGAGATCCTTCTATCACAACCAGGAATTTTTTCTATAAAAACGGCCGACTCGCTTGCGAACGCCTATCGAAGGATCACGCACGTTCGTCACAGCGCTCACCTGATAATCGACCTAATAGATAGTGAAACACCTGAGAATATTAGGACTGCATTCATTACTTACCAAAACGTGATACTAACAACGATGATTGCAGTTGTTGAAACTCTTGAGGAGCTTCGGAGGATTGCTGGGCTTGACCGAAAGGAAACAAAGTTCATCGTGGCCCAGCTACTTGACAGGCCACTTGTCGAGGCGGAGCAATAGGAGGAGTACAAATGGACAGCTTTCTCGGACTCAATGACTTGCAAATCAAGTTCTTCACCGCACTTGGGCAACTCGGACTCACCACCGCAGTCGCTTATGTCGCATACCAACAATGGCAGACCGCGCGGAAGAAGCTGAAGTCCGATATTTTCGACAAGCGGTTCGCCGCTTATCTTAGAATCAGAGATGCCATTGAGTTCATATTCTCCGAATGCAACCAGAACGATAATGGGGCATCAGCTGCACGTGCAAATCAAATGAACAGAAACGCAATCGAGATGGAGTGGTTATTCTGCGAAGAAGCCGCAAAACTTACAGAGAGAATCGGAGCAGCTCTCGAAGGATACGTATCTGCCCGATCTAGAACTGCCTTTGGACCGCCCGAAGAGCGAGCCAAAGCTGGCGGTGTAGCGTCACATGCGGAGATTGAAGCCCTGTCCGGCTTCTATAAACTCAAGGAGCTCATTTCATCTGATTTGAAGCTCGAACACTAGCCTTTGAACAGCCGCCGGTGGAACTCCTGGCGGCCACCGTTGAGAGCCTCCTGCAGCACGACGGTGGCAATCCGGTGCGCGGCGATATAGGCCACCTTGCGCGTCTTGGCCAGCTTGGCGAGTTCGCCGTATGGCCGGCAGTTCTCCGGGTAGATCAGCTCGTGGGCCGCGTCGTAGATCACCAGGCGCATGCGCCAGCGGTCCGCGGGCACGGACAGATCCAGCGGCTGCGGCCGGGCGTCCCGCACCGCAGCGGCGATGCGCCGATAAGCCAGCATCGATAGACGCGCCACAGCTGCCGGCGGCACGCGCGTGGCGACACCCAAGGCAACGTGCTTCTCCAGCGCATCCGGCATGTAGCCCACCGCGGCGGCGATGTCGCTGCTGCCCAGCGCCGGCAGCGTGCTTCTGCCCTCGGTCGGCACGCGGTAGCTGCCATTGACGAGCAGGCGCGCCAGCAGCTCCAGCGGGTCGCGGCCTTCATCTGCCCACGGCTCGGTTTTCATCTTGCGGCGTGCCATGCCCCTCTCTCCCCTACAGCCCTTGATCTCGGTATCGCTTCGCCAACAGCTCGAACTTCCCCATCTCTTCCATATGCCGGGCGCGCACGGACGGGTCTGTCGCAGCCTGGTAGGCTTCGCGCGCCTTCTGGGCCTTATCGGCGGCCCACTCCGCCTTTGTGCGCTGCGGGCGGGCCGACCGCGCGCGCGGCTTCCACCCCGATCCGCAGCGTTTTGCGATTTCCGTCAATAGGGCGTCGATGCTGACGCTGGAAAGGTCGATGTCGCTCATTCCGGGAACTCGCTGTGCTCCTGGCCGTCCAGGAGACGGCCGGCAGCCTTCTTGCCGATGCGAACGGCGCCATGGCTACCATCGAAGTCATGGGTGTCTCGTCCGGCCGCGCGCGTGGAGAACTGCGGCATATCGGCCATGTGGTGGAACCACATCCCGGTCAGCGCCGGCGCCCACTCGCCCCACTGCTTGAACAGGAACGGCACGCGCACCGCGGCGCACTGGTCGCGCAGGCTGCGCACCCAGTCGGGGTGCATGGGTCGCGCGCCGGTACCGCTCTCGCCGCCGGCGATCACCCAGTGCAGGCCCAGGCGATCCGAAGCGCGGCACAGCGCGCCTGCGTCGTCCCCGGCGCCCAACGGCGCGGCGCGCATCAGGCGCAGGTCCACCGGCCCCAGCAGCGGCTCCATGCTCAGGAAGCGCACCGCCGCCGGCACCGCCAGCAGCTTAGGAATGTCGCGGTCGGCCTCCGCCTGGTTGCAGATCGTCGCCCCGAGCCATACGTTCGGCCACGGCCAGGTGGGAAGGAGGTCGGTGCCGCCATGGATCCGGATCAGGCTCTCTCCGATCATCTGGTGCGCGTTGCCGATGCGTTTGGTCAGCAGCAGCCAGTCGAGGTTCGGCGTCGACCGAATCAGCGCGAACAGGTCCGCGCGCCACTGCGGATCCACCTCGTTGTCGAACACGTCGGCCAGGCTGGCGCAGAATACTCGGCGGCGCGCTGGTTGCGGCTGGCCGCTACACCGCGGGCACCCCGTGCCTCCCCAGTGAGCTCCTTTCGCCTCACCGCGCCAATGGCATGCTGGGCATTCCAAGAACGGCCGCGCATTCCAGCGCAGCGGCAGCTTCCAGTTCGCCGGCGACGTGCGCCGGCGCAGCTGACCAGCGCCCCACGCGATGTTGCAGGTACGCGCCGGCATGGACACGGCGGCGTAGCAGTGGTCGCACGCCGGCGAAATCTGCGTGCACCCGATCCACGGATTGAAGGTGGAATCGCACCATTCGATATGGGTCTGGTCAGCCATCCACAGGCTCCTTGATCAGATTCATGGTCTTCCCGGCGCCCTCGAGGAACGCCGCTTCGTCGAACTGAAAGCCGCCGCGAAAAGCGACGCAGGCGGGGAAGGCGCGGGGGGGATCCAGCCCACAGGCGGCGAGCCGGCCCACGCCCTCGAACACCCTGGCCCGGTGCATGCAGTAGCAGCAGCCGCCCTCCTCCAGTACCAGCGCGCGCACGCGCTTGGTCTGGGCCCTTGCGCAGCTGCGCTCCGGCTTGGTCAGGTGATCAGCGGTCATGCGAGCAGGATCCGGATGGGATAGTGGTGCTCGACCTCGCGCTTCTTGATGCGGAACTCCTTCGTCTCGCGGCCCTTCACGTCGACGAACTGCACCTCGCCCGAGCGCAGGAACACCAGGAAGTCGAGGACATACTTCGTGCCGCCGGGTAGGTGCACCGGCACCTGGCGCAGCCAGAAGTGCACCTCTCCGGCCAGCCGCCTGACCTTCAGCTGCTCGTAGTAGCGGGCCTCCTTCTTCGAGTCGAAGCGGATGCCGTCCACCACGGTGATCGTGTTCCCGTACTTCGCGCGCTTCGCCGGCTCGGCCGCGGCTGGCGGCGCGGCCTGGCCAGCCGCGCCGGTGCTCTTCAGGAACAGCGCGCGCATGCCCTCGGGCATGTCCTCGATGCGGTCGAAGCGCAGGGAGCGGTTGCTCACCGGCTGGATCCGTTCACGAGCATGGCGCGCGCGCGGCTCTTGATCTCCTCAACCTCGGCCATGAAGCGCGCGGTCGCAGTCGAGAGGGCGTCCCCGACCATCAGCAGCACCGCATGCTCCCGGCTCAGGGCGCTGGGATCATCTGCAACCGGCGCGCCGGTGGGCGCGGACAGCGCGGTCGCCGGTGCCGATGCCGGCTTGGTGCCTGGCGCGTTCGGGAATGGGACCGGCACCATGTGCTCCAGCTCGGGCTGCGGCCGCCACGTGGGCTCCGGCCGGCCATACCGCGAGTTGGGCTTCGACGCGCCTTGGGCCACCAGCTGCTCGCCATGCAGCGAGCGCAGGAGGCCGGCCACTGCGGCCGGCGTGATCTCGGCACACTGCTTGGGGTGACCAACGGACAGCGACGCGCTCGTCATGGCCTCGTGAACCTCGGCCGCGGTCTGGGCCCCGCCGATCTGCATGATGTGCAGGCAAAGCTGGCGGTGGTATGCACGCAGGGCGTCTGGGTTGATCATTTCCCCTTCTTTTCCGGCAGGGGGCCGGCGTAGTGCGTTATCGGGATCTGGCGCATGCCTTCGCGCCAAACGATCTGCTCGGCAGTTGCGTAGAGCACCAGCGGGCGGAGGCCGTAGCCGAAGCACAGGTACCAGCCGGCCGCGGCAGTGGGTTCGGACGCCGGGTGCACCGGTAGGTCCAGGTGCGGGAGGGCCATCAGCGCTCCCCTCCCGGCACACCGCGCCAGACGTAGTCGCCCTTGTCCTCGACCATCACCGGCTCGCTGGCCTTGCACGGGCATTCGATGCCGATCAGGTGCTCGGCTACCGGCCGCCAGAAGTTGCGCACGACTCCGCCCGGCACATGGTTGTCCTCCTCGGCACCGTCCAGGCCGAAATCCTCCAGAACCTGGCGCGCGTCGCTCGAGCTGCAGCGCCCGCCGTAGCGGCTGATGCTGATGTGGTACTCCGGCCCCTTGTCGATGTCGCCCGGATCGGACGCAACCTCCACTGCCGAGATCACCTTCAGGCCACGGCCCGGGTGGGCGTACATGCGCGCATCAAAGCCGAGCGACACCCATGCCGGCGGCCGGGGCAACTCGATCCAGCCGGCAGTGGCAGCCGGCGCCTTGGGTGGAATGACCTGGATCATGGTCCCTGCTCCTCCAGCGCGCGCTGCACCTCGGCCAGGCGCTCGCGCACGCTTTCCGGCGCCGTCGCCGTCGCTTCAACCCTCCCCTCGAGCAGCCGCGATGCGTCGATCGCCGGCGCTTCCTGCGACAGCAGGTGCTGCGCGACCTGCTCGTGCGCCAGCAGGCCATCGGCGACGGCCTGGCGGAGGGCTGCGTCGCGCGCGTGGACGTCGCGCCCGAGCGAAGCGACATAGCGCGCCGGCAGCCGGGCCGCGCGCGCCGCCTTCAGCGCCCTGCCGTAGGCTTCGACGAAAGCCAGCCGGGCGGCGACCTTGTCGCCCGCGGCGAGCAGCGGCCGGCAGACCTTCCAGGCTTCGGCCACCTCGCCAGTCCAGACGACGGTGTTGTTCTCGTCCCACGCCGGCAGCGCAGCGGCCCAGGCCTCGTTCGGCGCCAGGTGCCCGTCGTCGATCCGCTCAAGGACCGCGGCCAGCGTGAGCCGGCCCTTGGTCTCGCGCCGGCAGGCCGTGAGCGCTGCCAGCACTGCCGGCAGCGGATAGCCGGCCAGATCCTCCGCCATCATCGCTGCGGCGACGCCGCTGATCTGGTCGCCCATGATCTCGGCGGTGGCCACGACTGCTTGCACCAGCTGCCGCAGGTGCTCATTGCTCGCCATCGTTCTTCCCCTTCCGCCGCTCGAGGATGCTCATCGCCTCGTCGGCCGCGCACGCGTTGGTCTGGGTGCGATCGAGCTGCCGCGCGCCGGTGTCGGTCACGGTGCGGCCGGTCGCCCACTGCGTCCGGTAGGCCTCGGCACGGCTGAGCAGCGAACCCACGTCGTGGCAGGCCTTCACCACCCACGCTTCGTTCACGCAGCGGACGTACCAGGCAGCCACCTCCGGTGCCTCGGCGCGCCCGATGCGCTTCACGAAGTCCTTCATCTGGGAGCTGACCTTCTCGTTCCGCACCGGCTGCACCTGGTAGCGCTCTGCATACGCGGCCCGGTACGCAGCCCAGGTGGCCCTGCAGGCGGCCTGGAGTTCGGCTTCGAGCTCCGCCTTCGAGCGCGCCGCCGGCGGCGGCGCTACTGGCGGTTCTTCTGGAGGTTCAATGGAGGTTAATTGACGGTTAGGCGGCACCTGGTGCAGGGGGTCCTGCACCTCCTGCAGCCCTGGACCGGCACCGCGTGCAGCCCCTCCTGCATCCTGTTCACCCCCTGCATTTGGTGCAGGGGGTGAACCAGCTGCACCCCCTGCATCTGCTGCACCCCCTGCATCGGGTGCAGCCCCTGCGGCGGCTTTGGGGGCCCGCCGCCGGCCAGTGTCGGTTGCCGGCGTGTACGCCCCGGGGGTGACCTTGAACACGGAACTGCTGTTGAAGCGCCGCTCGCGCGCGATCAAGCCAACCGCGACGAGGTGGTCGATCGCCGTGCGCACCGCGCGCTCGGACATGCAGCAGCGCTTGGCGACAGTGCCGACGGCCGGCCAGCAGACGCCCTCGTCGTTGGCCTGGTCTGCCAGCGAGATCAGCACCACCTTCTGGGTGACGCTCAAGCCCTGCAGCTTCCAGCATTCGGCGGTGATGATCGTGGACATGCTACGGGCACCCCATCAGCTGCACGGCTGTGCCTGGCAGCGCCTCGGGCAGGCTGAACTGCGCACGCATGCCCGGCGCGACCTGGTGCTGCTGCCGCGGCGCCGCGTTGAGCTGTTCCAGGGCGGCGGCTATCCGGGCGAGCACCAGCGCATGCTGTTCGTTGGCCTGGGTGAGCTGCTCCAGCAGCTGCTCACGGCGTTCCTCGGTCGGCACCCGGCGCACCTCGTAGCCGAGGTCGGCGGCCATGGCCAGGAACAGCTGGTGTCGGCCGAAGCGCTTCATCAGCGCCCAGAGCTCGCCGATCTTGAAGAACTCGGCCTTGTTCGGGTTCATGCAGCTGTTGAACTTCGCGACGGCGCTCTCCCAGGTGGTGAGCTTGTCCTTGTCCCAGAAGCCCTCGTCGAGCAGGAACTGCACCATCTCGTTTCGGGTGCGTGCGTCGACGTCCAGGGTCTGCTTCAGGGCCGCGAATGCGCTTCGCAGCCACGCCTCATCGGTCCACGGCATGGTGGGTGCCTCGTTTCAGGTGGGTAGGTGCCGGCGGCCGTGCGTGCACGGCTGGTCCGAAAGCACGGGCCAGGTCTCGGCCGGCCGCCGGTGGCAGAATCGGGCTACATGAACGATGGGAGGGATGCCCGATGGAGTACGAACAGCTGCAGCGCCTGCACGCCGACCTGGACGTACGGATCGCCTCGCTGCGGGTGATGGTCGCGACGATCATTGGCAATCATCCGCAGCCCGAACAGGCGCTGGCGCCTCTTGAGCACGTCGCGGCGCACTGCGCCACGCTCCTAGACGACGCAGCAGACGTGCCGCCCATCCAGCGCGCGCGGGCGCAGGCATACGTGGCCGAGCTTCAGGAGCTGAAGCAGCTGCTGGCGCGGACCAGGAATGCCCGGGTCGGCATAGCTGCTCGCCGCGCAGCGCGGTCACGTCGACAACAAGAACAGGACCAGGATCTGGACCGCTGACGGTTGCCTGGCTGCGCATGGCCCGGCCTACATCGGCCTGTAACCGCTGCACCTGCTGCTGCAGCGCGCGGTTTTGTCGCTCAACGGCGCCGAGCCGGCGCAGGATGGCCGCGGCCAGCGTCGGGTTCTTGATGTCGGGCGCGCTCGGCGGCTTGCTCATGCTGCACCGCCGGCGGGAAAGGCGGTGCTCTCCGGCTGGTAGGCTGGGATTTCCACACCACCAACCACCAGCCGAAGGAGCACCATGAACGCGCAACTTACCCAAGCACTGGCCGCCATCCACACCAGCAGCGCTCTGGCTTTCGGCGTGCTGGCGAAAGCCATGATGGACACCTTGCCAGCTGAGCAGCAGATGGACTTCGTCGAATCCATCACGGGGCAGCTCCAGATGCAGATTGCGAGTCAGCAACAGAGCCCGAAGCTGCCGGAGTACCTGCACGGCTACCTGAGCATGGGCGAGGGTCTGCGGGACCTGTTGAGCCAGCAAGGGAGTCGATAGTTTCCCGGTAGATTTCTCGCCCCGAAGCACCCAGCACTTCGCTGTAGCTCTTCTGCCGTTCCGGCAGGAGATGCGCAGGAACGCCCATCGATTCCTGCAGCTCCTGCACTGTGGGGCCCATATGCGCTGGCAGCGACAGCTGTCTCGCAGGCAGCAGCAGATCGATCAGCGCCTTGACGTCCGGGCCCTGCTGCAGGCGCCTCACCGAACCTTCCAGCGCGCGCATGCGCCGGCGCAGCGCGCGCAGCTCCGCCTGCAACCGCCGGCCTCCGCCTGCCCTCTTCCGAGGATTGCCGAGGGTGTGCCTGGCCATCAGGCTCCCTCCACCGGGACGATCCGCTCGGCGTCCGGATCCGGCTCGCCGAGCGGCGCCGGTGCTGGCGCAGGCCTCACGCCCTCGAACACGTCCAGGGCTTCGATCAGCTGCTGCAGGCTGGTGACCGTGGGGTTGGTGATCTGCCCATGCGCCAGCTTCGTCAGCCACGAGTAGCTGATCTGGTCGTTCTGGCGGGCGAGCTCCGCGTACTGGCCTTCGTGTCGACGAAGGCGCCCCACGGTCTTTTGCAGAAGGGTGTCGGCATCCATGCGTCAAGAAATAGCATTTAAATGCCTAACGGACAAGCACCGAAATGCCCAGGTCAGTGCTTACGCTCGAAAGATGAACAAGACTGATGCGTCCCTTGTCTTCACCTCGAACGTACGGCGCCTGATGGCTGCACACAGCGACTCCCAGGCGTCACTCGCCGCGCGGGCAAAGGTCTCACAGCGAGCCATCGGCGACCTGATGACCTACGGCCGCTCGCATTTCAAGAACCCGACCCTGAAGACCATCGAAGGCGTCGCCATCGCCTACAACCTGCCGGTGTGGACCCTGATGTTGCCCAATGCCTCTGTGGAGCTTCTGGAAAGCGGCATGCTCCCCGCCTTGGTCGAGGGATACGCAGAACTCGGGGCAGTGGGGCGCGACGCCATGCACAGCACGCTCTCGCGCGAACAGCGCTACCTCGCAGGCGGGGAAGTTCAAAGCAAATCCGCATAGGAACAGGACATGGGCACAGCGAAACGGACTCGCTCCAGCTACGAAATCGCATCAGAGATCGCCTCCGTCCTGGAGGCAATCGCTTTGCATCAAGGCCCCCGAGCCCTGTTACACCCTGACTCGAAGGTGGCACTCAACGTTTTCGGCCAGCGGGGATTCTCCGTCTGGACCGGTGAGCTCCCGGAGCCGCGCGCCGCTGTGCGCCTGGCCGACCTCCCTGCCCTTGCCAAGGTCCAGAAAGTTTTCGAACTGGCGACAGCCGAAGGCATGACGCAAGAGCTCAGCGGCCAGATCCTAGCCGCCCTGCTTCCTCCAGCCATTGACGCCCTTGCGATCGAGGTCTGGACCGGCTTCCTCGAGATCAAGGCCAAGCTCCAGCAGGGCTGATTTTCGCACCACACCCCTCCGTCGCTGCTTTTCGTGTGCCCATGGCATTTTAGTGCTTGACATGGTTAATGTTGAGCACTAGTGTGCTTATCAAACCACGCACGGATGGCTCGCATGTCGCTCCTGTCCACCTCGCTGTACCTCGCAGTCGGCGCCGTCGCGGCGGTAGCGGCCGGCACCCTCCCCTCCCTCGGTGAGCCGGCGGCCGACGAGCCGGTGGCGGTTCGCGCCCCGGCCGGCCTGGTCATCACCAGCCCGCGCATCTGCGCCGCCCTGGCCGTCTACCGCTTCGCGGACCACGACGACTGGGGCCTGCGCGGCACCATCGCGATGGCCACGCTCAACGGCTTCCGCGATGCCGGCGCGGTGCCGAACTGTGCCGCCGGCGTCGCGGCCGTCGCGCAGACGCTGGAGCAGGAGGCAACACAGCGCCGCTGGCAGGCTGCGCTGGACACCGTCGATGCGGTGACCAGCGGCGATTTCTCGATTTCCCCCGACGCTTGCGCCCGGGCCAACACGATCATCCCCCTGTCGATCGTGCCGGCCTCCCCACCGGATGCCGCCCCCCCTGCGGCGGCCCGGGCGCAATGCGTCATCTACGACCTGGCCTTCGTCGAGGTGCGCCCGTGAGCGCGCCGACCCTCCAGCTGTACGTCGACAAGCAGGCGTTGGTGATCGGCGGGTTGGACGGCACGGTGGTCTACCTGACGCCGGGTGAGTACGCCGTGGCAGCCGCGCTGGTCGGGAGTCTGGGTAGCGTCGTCACGCGCCAGGCCCTGCTCTCCGTGCTGTACCCGGAGCGCGAGCCCGCCCAGTCAAACACCCTGCAGGTGCTGATCTACCGCCTGCGCAAGAAGCTGCAGGCCGCCGGCGGTGCCTACACCGTGGCGGTCGCCCGCAGCACCGGCTACACCCTGCGCGCGCGGGGCGCTGCGTGAACGCGGTCGTCGAAACGCCGGCCAGTCGTCAAGTATTACTTGACAGCTCAGCGCCGCCAGCCGCTGCGCCGGCGTTTGCCGCCGTGGACGTAAAGGGCTTCGCCGGCACCCTCGTCCACATGAACTACAACCGCCGCATCGACGGCACCACTTGGTGGTGGATCGGCGTTTACGTCGGCAGCACCTGCGTCGCATCCGGTGTCAGCAGCGCCGGCCACGATGGTGGCAAGCCGCGGTTCCTGGAGGACGATGCCCAGTACGACGTGGTGGTCGATGCCACGTACGTGCACCTCCCTAAGGCCTCTTGGCAGAAACTGAAAGCCTGGGCGGAAAGCCTGGCCGCGGAGGGCGCCTGATGCGCCCGGCCGCGCCGACCCTGCAGGGCGTGGACGAGCAGTTCAATGCTCTGTTCCGCGGCGCGCTGCTGCCGGCCATCGCCCCGCCGCTGGATCCGCATGCCGGCGTACCGGCGCCGGCGGCCGCGCCGGAGTCTGCCGCAGGTGATGCGCCGTGAGCGTGCAGCTGCTAGGCGCCGGCTTGGACGCCATCATCCAGCGCGACGTCGACGCCATGTCCGGCGCCGGCATCACCGCCGAGCAGCGCCTGCATCGCTACCAGCGCGCGGCCAGCGCCCACCCGGACCGGTGGCGCGACCTGCGCGCGCGGTTCGGCGCCATCTTCCTCGCCGCCTGGCGCGCCGGCCGGCGCCCCAACCTGCAGGCCTGGCATGCCCGCGCCGCCCAGATCGAGAGGGCGTGCCGGTGATGGTCTTCCGCATCTACGCCCCGGGCATTGCCCAGCCCCATGAGGTCCTCGCCGACGCTGAGCAATCAGCCGTCGCCGACGCGCTGTACGCGTGGGGCCTGCGTGCGCTGCCCGAGGGAACCGTCGTCACGTCCGAACCTACCGGAGACGCCCCGTGTTCTTCCACAACCTGACCTTCTTCCGCTTCCCCGCATCCATCGACTTCGCCGAGGTCGACACCCTGCTGCCGCACGTCACGCTCAAGCCGGTCGGCGCGCTGGAACACTCCTCCCGCGGCTTCATTTCGCCGTTCGGGCGTGAAGAGAAGGAGCAGTTCTCGCACCGCATCGGCGATGCGCTGTGGCTGACCGTCGGCGGCGAGGAACGGATGTTGCCGGCCTCGGTGCTCAACGACGCGCTGGCGAAGCGGCTGGAAGAGATCGAGGAGAAGGAAGGCCGGAAGCTCGGCGGCCGCGAGCGCAAGCGGCTGAAGGACGACCTGCTGCACGAGCTGCTGCCGCGCGCCTTCGTGAAGAGCTCGCGCACCGACGTGTTGCTGGACCTGCAGCACGGCTACGCCGCCGTCGACACGTCCAGCCGCCGCACCGGCGAGAACGTCATGAGCGACATCCGCGGCATGCTCGGCAGCTTCCCGGCCATGCCGCTGAACGCCGAGGTGGCGCCGCGCGCGATCCTGACCGCGTGGATCGCCGGTGAGCCGCTGCCCGATGACCTGAGCCTGGGCGAGGAATGCCAGCTGAAGGACCCGGCCCAGGGCGGCGCGGTGGTGAAGTGCCAGTACCAGGAGCTGCGCTGCGACGAGATCGACAAGCACCTGGATGCCGGAAAGCAGGTCACCCGCCTGGCACTGGTGTTCAAGGACAACCTGTCCTTCGTGCTCGGCGAGGACCTGATCGTCCGCAAGCTGAAGTTCCTCGACGGCGCCCTGGACCAGCTCGAGCACATCGACGAGGAAAGCCGCCGCGCCGAGCTCGACGCCCGGTTCGCCCTGCAGAGCGGCGAGATCCGGAGCCTGTTCCTGCTGCTGCAGCAGGCGTTCAAGCTGAGCGAGGCGGATGCCTCGGCCCAGGACCCCGCGCCCGAGCGCGACCCGCTGTACCCGGCCGCGCTCTCCTACGTGACGAGCACCGGCAAGGCCTCGATCTCGGCGCTGCAGCGCGCGCTGAAGACCGGCTACAACCGCGCGGCGCGCCTGATCGAGGAGCTCGAGGGTGCCGGCGCCGTGTCTTTCCCCGACCCGCTGTCCGGCGCGCGCCTGGTGCTGGCGAAGGTGGTGGACTGACCATGGCCACGATCTCTTCGCAGGCCACTGCGGCGCCAGCTACCAGCCCAGCGGCGGACCAGCCCAGCGGCGGCAATTCGGACGCGCCCTTGTACGAGCCGGTGATCATCGACCTGTTTCGCGAACCGGAACGACCGCTATCGCCTTCCGGCATGCAGCCGCGTTTCGAACAGATCCGCGAGCGCGTGCGCCAGTTCGCCGACTACTTCGTCCTGGCCCGCAAGCGCCCCGATCGCATCGCCGTGGCACCGCCCGACTTCGAAGCCCTGATCCGCAGCATCAACGCGCGGATCCGCGCAGAGGCGCGGCAGGAGGCCGCGCGCATCAACGAAAGCCGGAAAGCAGCCGGCAGCAAGGGCCCCCGCGTAAAGCCGGCTTTCCACCTGGTCGACGCGCTCACGTGGCAGGGGATCCCTCTCGTCCGCGGCCAAGAGTACTCGAAGCACAGGCCGGTCGACCTGTCGCCCACCCCGACCACGTCCTCCCTTTCGCCGTAGGAGCAATCTGATGTTCAACCGCCGTATCGGCCTCATCCAAGGTCTCGCGATCGCACTGGGTGCGGCCGCCTTTTCCACCCCTCAGTTCAAAGCGCGTCCGGAGAAGCGCGACCGCACCCACGCGGCCACTGGCGCGGCGGCCAGCGCGCGCCGCCGCGTGTCCGCATCC